TTTCGGCTGCTTTCTCGCATACGCTTTCAAAATCGGGACTATCGCCATGCTCTTCATACAGATTTTCTAGTGTTCGCGGCATTTTAAGTATATTTGCAATAACGCCAGCATCTAATTTATTGTATGCTTCATCTTGGTCTTTATCGTTATTCCATGACTGTTCGTTAGAATGCGGGATAGAAAATTTATCTGTATTTGAATCGTACTGAATGAGAAACGAATCATTTATAGCGTAGTTTATGTTATGCGAAAAAACATCACGATATTGAAGCTCGGCATATTCTTGAGTTTCAACTCTAGCGAACACTTGAATATCAGTAACTTCTAGATTTCCGAAAAGTGCATTATGAAAAAGCTCCACCGTTTCATCAATGTCAAAGATCGCCTGGTGTTGAATTTCGCGCAACTCTTCAAGATCAGAATCTGGATACTTTTCAATAAACTGATCAGCAAGATCATTTTCACTAAATACAATATCTTGAACATGATCACTGACTGACTGCTCATCGCCGTGGCAATTAAGCGGCACGGCAATTTTTTTATCTTTTATCTGCTTGAGAAGACTAGCTTCAATCTCTTTGACTTGCGCGTTCACTGCTTGCTTTAAATCTTTAATAGTTTTCATCCTGTATCTCCATATAAAATTGGGTTATTTCCTTTCAAGTTTAGCATTTAAAATTTTCGCGTAAAAAATTAAAAACCGAATTTTCACAATTCGGGATACTCCTTTTCGAGCAGCCGATAAAGTTCGATAGCCATTTCAGCTCGCCCGTATTTTTTTTTGCCAGCACATTTTTTTTTGCCATACCCAATATTTTCTTTGTACTCATTGGCCAGGTGGGCCTTGAGGCTACGAATAAATTTTGTGTCTTTAGGTTCATTTTTGGTCATGATTCACCTCAAGTTTTTCTTCTACAATAAACTCATAATCAAAGTCTATCGCCATTTTAATAAATAATATTCCTAAACGCTTTACGCGCTTGATCGTGCAATTGAGCCGGTATGTTTTCCAGCATTCCATTTTCTTCAATATCACCATAAAAACCGTAGCAACTATCTTCAGCCTCAAGATGTTCAGCATCGCATTTATCGCACCGGTTTATTTTTTCGATTACATAACCGTAACAATTTCCCCATGCCCAATTGCTGAAAAGATCTAGCGATGACTCAAGCTCTTCGGGTTTTGTGATTGTAATACCGAGACTTTTTTCATACTCGGGTGAGGCGATAATGAGTACTTCTAAATAGTCACCTTGACTGTAGCCGGAAGAATAACTTCGTAAATTAATGATTCCCTTAATCGTCAGAAATTCGCTATATAAGTCAAGTTGCTCACTCATTGGCAGACATTCATAGGCATAATTTAAAGCATCATTTATTGCGTATATTGCGTTGCCTTGATAACTTTTTCTGGTAATGGGATGAAAATCATTTAAACCACGCCACAACGATTCTTTGCCTAGTACCTCTATAACTTTATGAAGATTTTCTTTAATCTCGCCGCGCGTTAAGTTTGGCAAGTAAGAGCTACAAACCAAGTCGCTATCGTATGAGTCATAGACCGTTATATTGGATATGTGGCGATCGTAACTACCGCAAATTATCGGCGGCTCACAATCCCAATCCTTGAAAGGATTTGCAGCGCAATCATCGTGATGAATTGATATTTTATATTCCATGTTTAACTCCTTAAATTTCCGCGTGCCGATTAACAATGTTGATGGCCACACTTTTAGCCATGTCGGGGTTATCGGTGCAAACGACTGTTTCCAGCCGCTTGCCATTTTCATAAATTGCGAATTTATCCGGCCTAACTTCGACCGCACAATAGTTCCCGTTTTCGTAGGTGATAATCATTTTTTATTCACCAAGAGCATATAGGCATCTATTGCTTCCTGTGCGGTTGAATAGCATTTAATCTGGCTTTTTCCATCGTAGATAATGCAATAGGAAACATTGCCACTAATGCGCGTAAAGTTATCATCCAGGTCTTCGCAAACCTCAATAACCGGAATGTCTTTTTTGCCCCAATTTTTCTTTAAATAAAAACTTGCGCGGGAAGACTCGATATAACTGCAATCGATAAACTTTGATTTTAAAAGCGCAAGCGCATCTTCTTCAGGCATTAACTTCTTAACGCCTAGATGCACATTTAATAATGATGGGTTGGTTGCGGCTAATTTAGCCAGTGTTTTAGGTGTTGCCATGATGTATCTCCTTTTAGTCCTTTAAATGGCCATGCCTGGCCTTATCTTTGGTAATGCCAAATAGTGTTTATGCCATCCAAATTTTTTCTGGCAGCTACATCTTTTATAATCCGAATCAACCAATACGCATCTGTTTCTATCCAGTTATCAACCTCACAAGATTGATAATCAAGACAGCAAGCCATGCTATAAATATCCTCAGGCGACAAACTACAAAGGCCGCAATCAGTAATAAGACTTACGCTAACCCCATCAGTTGATCTTTTGATGGTTCTTTTACACTCATCAATAATATGGTCGTACTCTTTTGGCTCGTGGCCGTATCTGGCAACCATGCTGTTAATGTTTCCGATGGCTAAAATATTCACCATGCTACTAACATCAATATCTATTTGTTTCTTGTGAAATAGGTTATAAGCAAAATTTATATTTCCTTGCTCCGAACCTTTTGCCCATTTCACTAGTTCGTTTATGTGTTCTGGGTCAACCATAAATGCGCTCATGTTTGTAACTCCTTTTAATTAGTTTAATAAAACCCACTAAAAAAATGGGCTTGATAAATTAACTATTTGTTCCAGTTTTCCTCAATTGCCAACTTGACAGACAACCAATTAAATACAGCGCCATCAGGAGTTTTTTCGGGTAGTTCCTCCATCAGTTTATTTACAGCCGTTTTTAGTGAAAAATGCTCAGGCATCCAACACCAATCGTGATAAAAGTCTTCATCGCCGTTCAGCCATAAAGACACGTTCCAGGCGTTCCAGCTTCTATGTCCGTTATAAGTTTTCATTTAATTAACTCCTTTTAAGTTGTTGGCTCATCCTTGAGCCGTGCTTCATCCTTCTTGCGACTGCCAGCACTTTCGCGCTGATAACTTAAATGTAGACAATAAATAATTAAATGTAAACAAATAACATGGCAAACACTTAAAATTATTCATTAAATGTATACAATTATTTATTAATGTTGTTAAAAATTCATTGGTAGGCCATAATTGAGGGATGGATGAAACAAAAAAACATGGAAATACGGGAAAAAAAAATGCGCTTCGTGGTGGTTACGACGGTGGTGGCATATCGCTTCGCGTTTCACAAAAGCAAATGAAGCACCTAGACAAACAATCCGTTAAAAAAGAAAAGCAGAACAAAGCAGATGTTATTCGTGCATTAATTGATGATGATATGAAGAAACAAGATAAAAACAAGTAATCTAATATAATTAAACTCTAGCTACATCTTTTCGAAGTAAACCCTCCTTTACCACCTCCCCAAAAAAAAATCGTCGCGGTAAATCCCAACCCGTCTACTATTCTATATATACATAACAACTATGGAGTAGGGCAATGAGTGACAAAATTAAAAAGATTGAGAAAGAAATAGAAGATCTATGCTTGGAATATGCAATGGTAGAAGAAAAGCAAAAGCCAGTCAGTTCAGACTTAACAATAAAAGAAAAAACAAAGCTATACAAAACTATCCAGCTGGGCCTAGTTAAGATGAAGATACTGGAGAACAAACTTGAAAAATTAAGAGAACAGTTAATAAAGTTACATTAAAAACTAGGGAGTTGTTAACGCAATTCCCACATTTTCCCGCCTAATTCAATCAAACAAGCATAAAACAACAAACTTAATACCATTAAAGCCATACGTATAAATACAGGTTTGTATTGTGGCGCACAAAATTCAGTTAGATCTTAAGGAAGTCGAAAGACTAGCAAGCATCGGCTGCACAGAAGAGCAGATTGCCCAAAGTTTAGGCGTATCTCGTGCGACAATTCAACGAAGAAAACGTGATTCTGCAACATTTGATGCCGCTTTTAAAGAGGGGCGCAATTCGTGCATTGTCAAAGTAAAGAATGCGCTGTTCGAATCAGCAACTGGTGAGAAGCCTAACGTCCTGGCGCAGAAGACGCTGTTAGAGCGCATCGAAGGACCGGCGAGGGTTGAGGTACAGGGTAGCTTAGAGGTAAACAACACACACAATATCGAACATGCATTAGCTGCACTCAAGAAAGCCGGCATTGATGTCGATGATTTATAATGTGTAATAAAATCAACGGGTTAGCATATAACCAAAAGTTATCAATCTTAACTATTCACTTCCTTTTGAATAGCCAAATAAAAACTCTAGTTAAATCAATAGGTTATGTACTATGTCCTCTTAATGTATTTAGTGGACATAAGAAATTCTATATTGGATTGGAAAATAAAACGCTGGGAAGGGGCTTCGCAAAACTAAGTACCTCATGGGGAAGGGGGACTTACAAACAGTTACGAACAAACAGCCCTTTTAATATAGCACAGTTAGGTTTCTCCCATGCCTAAAACTGCTGAGAAAGCCCTTCGCAAAAAAACCGAATCTTCTAAAGTCGCTTCTGAAAAAAAAGTCGGGGCTAAAAAGCTGACTGCGGCTCAAAAAAGAAAAGCTGAATCTTTGGCTAAGTCTATTGCGCTTATTAAGCAAGACAAAGAACAACACCGTTTAAATTACTTCAAGCCATACCCTTGGCAGAAAGCCTTTTTTAAAGCCGGTATAAAGAATAAACAACGCATGCTGATGGCGGCCAATAGGGTAGGTAAGACTGCCTGTCAAGCTGCTGAGGTGGCTTATCATCTTACGGGGAAGTATCCCGATTGGTGGGAAGGTATTCGCTTTGATCGCCCTGTAAAAATCTGGTGCTTGGGGGTGTCGGGTGAACAGTTACGAGATGTGATCGTTAAGGAATTGTTTGGTACTTACTTAGGTGATGGCAAGTTCGATTCTCTAGGTGCGATTAACCAAAAAGATGTGTTTCAAGTGACTATGGCCATGGGTACGCCACGCTTACCAAGAGATGTTGCGGTTCATCATGTGTCGGGTAATACATCTAAGGTGGGCTTCAAGTCTTACACTCAGGGCCAACACGTTTTAATGGGTTCTAGCCAAGATTATATCTGGATCGATGAAGAACCTACCGACCCCACCATATACCCCCAATGTTTAACGAGAACCGCGACGGGTAACGATGGTCAAGGTGGTTATGTTGCGCTAACACTCACCCCCGAAAATGGCATGACTGAACTCGTAGCACAGTTTCAAGATAACCCCGCTGCTGGTCAGTTTCTACAGAATGTCACTTGGGATGATGCGCCCCATCTTAATGAAGCCACCAAAGAACAGTTACTCGAAGCTATCCCTGAATACCAAAGAAAAATGCGGAGTATGGGTATCCCTGTTCTCGGGGAGGGCATGGTCTTTCCTATTTCTGAAGAGGTTGTGAAGTGTGAGCCGTTTGAGATTCCTGCTCACTACAAGAAGTTGGCGGCTGTGGACTTTGGGATTACGCACCCGACGACTTGCGTTTGGACTGCCTATAACCCAGACACTGACACCATTTACATTTACGAGATTTATAAATGCGAGGGTGAAGTGCCTGCTGTCCATGCTTCTGCGATTAAGTCGCGGGGCAAGGATATACCCATAGTGTACCCACATGATGGGGACAATACCGAGAAAGGTACAGGTCAGACACTAGCTCAGATGTATATGAATGCGGGGGTGAAGATGAACAATCGCTTTACCAATGCCGATGGCACCAACCATGTTGAGCCAGGGCTAATGGAAATGCTGGAGCGTTTTAGAACAGGGCGATTACAAGTTTTTGACAACTTAAAACCTTGGTTTGATGAGTTTAGACGTTATCACAGGAAGAACGGAAAAATACATAAAGACTTTGACGATTTGATGGATGCCACGCGATACGCAGCTATAAGCGTGACACGTTTTGGATTGAACGAAGTTGAACAACAACCACACCGGGAGTTAAGCGTTGCATACAGTTACTGATGAAGATGAGCTACTGACTAGCTTAGAACACGACATCGAACAAAGTGATTCCTATACCGAGTCTGAGATCGGTGGCACCCGGCGCAAGGCGTATCAATATTACTACGGCAAAGAACTGGGCAATGAGATGGAAGGCCGTAACCAGCATGTCAGTATGGATGTGTTTGATGCCGTTGAAGCGGTCAAGGCCATGCTCTTGGAAGTGTTTAACGCGAATAAGAATATCTGCCAATTTGACCCTGAAGGCGAGCAAGAC